AATCAAAGATCTAAATAGAAGATTAAAGAAAGCACAAATACCTTTAGAGGTAGAATTGGTTCCTCAAGGTTCCTTTGAAGATTTACTATCATATATGCCATCAGATTTAATTACATGTTCAGATGCAAAATATTGTGATTTAGATCCATCTGATGAAGCAGCAGACATAGAATCTTGGAATAGATCATTTGGAGTAGGAGGTTATCATGGATAGAACTAGTAGACATAGTGATATAGTAAATAATATGAATGACTATTTCTACCATATACTTGGTTGCGGGGCTATTGGAAGCTCTGCAGCCATACAATTGGCAAGAATGGGAGCTGAAAATTTTGCTTTATATGATGCAGATACTGTTGAAGAAGCAAATATAGGTGTAAGTCAATATAATATGGGTGATGTAGGAAAAAGAAAAGTTGATGGTTTAAGTCATCATATTATAACTATTACTTGTAAACCTTTAACTATTGATAAATTTCATGGTGCATTTCCAAGAGATCATGAATGGCAACCAATGAGTGAAAAAAATGATATAGTAATATTAGGATTTGATAGTATGGCTGCAAGACTTGCTGCTATAACTTTTATAACTAATCATAAGATAAAACCATTTGTTGTTATTGATGGACGTATGGGAGCAGAACATTACCAGCAATATATATTGCATAAACCAACATTAAAAGAATATTTAAAGAGTTGGTATCCAGATAGTGATTCTGATCCAGAACCATGCACAATGAAAGCAACAAGTTATTGTAGTAATATGAGTGGAAGCTTTATAGTAAATGCTGTTAGAAAGTTAATTACTAACCAACCTTACGAAAAGAAATTCTCATTTAATTTTCCTACAATGATACTTGTAAAATAGAAATATTAATAGTAAATTATAACCCCATCTAGGGCACACAATATAAATAACACAGGAGAGGATATGAAATATCTAATGTTCGATTTTGAGCATGGTTCTCAGTCCATTGGATCTAGAGATCATGTAGAAAAAACACTAGGCCTACCTCTATTAACACCAAGTACATGGGATCAATTCCAGGAAGTAATTGCTGGATTGTATACACAAGAAACTGTACAAAGCGATGTTAAGATCGGTAGTTTGGTAGTAAAACAATCAGAAAATAAAATAACGTTACGTAATGGAAGTATGATAGATGGTGTGATTTTAGACACATTTTCAGAACTATCCAAGAAATATATGCGTACGCTTACTGATAAATCAGGTAAAATGAAATTAAATGAATGGGGAAGATTAAAGAATAAACTTGATACTTGCCTTGAATTTATAACAAGATTACCTGGTATTGTAGTATGTACATGTCATTCTAAAACTATGACATTAGATGATGGAACTACTAAAATTAATCCATATATAGATGGATCTACTAAAGAAGATATATCTAAATGGTTTGATTTTGTATTCTATACTAAAACTGTTGTAGATGCTACTACAAGAAAAAGAAGTTATCTATGGGTAACTAAAAGAACAGAGAAGTACGATCACGCTAAAGATAGAACAGATTTATTAGCTGATGAAATTGAACAAGATTTTCAATTAGTAATAAATGCTGCAGTTGAAAAGAACTTTGATGGAGTAAAAATACTAGTAGTAGGTGCTCCTGGAAGTGGTAAAACAAGAAGCTTATTAACGTTAAATAAGGAGAATAGTAATGGCCAGAACAATGACAATCAATAAAGGCGGAGGTGGTGGAAGTTATGGAACAGGTTGGAAAACCTTAACTATATCTAGAGCTGCCTATGGAGTCTTTGGTGAAGCTAAATATCTAGACATTTGGTTTGAAGGTTATCCTGATAATTTTAATGCTAGAATATATGCTAAAATTAGTACTAGTGGTGAAGAATGGACTATAGGACAAGTCTTCAGATTTGCTAATGCAGGCATAGATAGTAGTCTTGAAAGTCCTGATGGTAAAACGATAATTAAAATGGATGATAATCCAGCTCAATTAGCAGGCAAACAAGTTAATGTTTATCTATATAAAGAAGGAAAATATAGTAGACCATTAAAACAGTTTGCACCAACAGCTTTTACTAATGTTGCAGAAACGTTTTCGGACGATGATGTTGAATATTGGAAAACTAAAGCTGTGAAATACTTTACAGACTATGTAAAACCAAAGTTAGATGAAACAGACGAGGGAAGCACTGAATTTGTATCCTCTACTATAACTAATAAAGAAAGTACAACACCAGTTAATACTGATGATATACCATTTTAATTAGTTAAAGTAATAGGGGGTACAACAACTGGTCCTGTAAGTCCTGTATGGTAAAGATGACACATTTCCAATTTGGCCAGTCATCTACAGGCAAAGGAATATGTGAGTGCCCCCTATATAATATAAAGGAGAGGATATGATTAAAGAATTTGCATTTGGTATATCAAATAGACATCATTTTCAAGATGCTGATGCTATATCAAATTGGTATGGAATAGATAATGATACATTTGTATCACTCTATGATTATGATGAATATGTAAAAACATATTTTACTGAACATAAATCTTTATCAGGATTTGATGGATTAATCTATATGCCTGATGAATTTATATTAGATATTGATGGTTCTGATGTATTAGAAGCAAGAAGTAAAGCATATAAACTTTTAATGTTATTAGGAGATATGAAAATTCCTACAAAAACATACTTTTCTGGAACAGGTTTTCATATAGGTATACCAAGTAGTGCATTTAGATGGAAACCAAGTAAAAATCTACATTTAAAAGTAAAAGATGCGTTAACAAAAGCTAATATATTTGAATATGCTGATCCATCTGTTACAGATAAAACTAGAATTATTAGAATTGTTAATACAAGAAATAGTAAATCTGGTTTATATAAAGTAGAAATAGGATATGAAGATGTAGATGCAATATTTTGTTGTGATGATGAAGATTTTCTATCAGGAATTAGAAGTTATGCTAAAGGACAACGAGATGTAACTACAATAAATCTTCAATGTGAACCAGTATTTGATGTTTTAGAAAGAACAAAAAAGAAATCCAAACAAGTTGAAATTATAAAAAATGCTAACAAAGGTAGAATTCCTGATCCAATTAACTATCCATGTATACAAAATATGCTTAATGGTACAGGATATGGAGAAAGACATACTACTGCATTAAGAATAGCTGCTCATCTTAGATGGAGGTATCCAGAAGATATAGTACGTATGATCATGGAACATTGGAGACAAAGAGTATCTTCTGAAAAGGAATTTAAGAAGTCAGAAATGGATGCGTTAGTTGAAGGTGTCTATACTGGACATGGAGGACAAGGATATAGATATGGTTGCAATGATAATATAATGGATAAACATTGTGTTAATACATGCAAATTATATAAAGCTAAGAAATCTCAAACTACAATGGATGCTGGAGCAATGGAAAAAGAATTATTGGAATTCTATGCAAGAGATACAGAACCAGTCAATATAGGTAAATTATATGGACAAGATTTTCCAATATATCCAGGTGAAGTAGTAATTATTCAAGCTCCTCCTGCAAGTATGAAGACAATGCTGCTTCAAAATTGGATGGTTGCATTAAAAAAGCCTACATACTTTATTGAAATGGAAATGTCTCCAAGACAAATATGGTCTAGATTTGTAATGATTGAAAATAATTGGACACAAGAACAATTAAATGATCATTATAGTCAATTTAGAAATGGTATGGAAAAAAGATTTAAATGGTTAACAGTAGATTACTCATCTCCTTATTCATATGAATTAGAGAAAAGAATATCTATGCTGCCAATTAAACCTGAAATAGTATTTATAGATCATATGGGACTATTTAGAAGCAAACAAAGAGATAATAACATGAAAGTAGAAGAAGCATCTCAAGCTTTAATGGAATTAGCAGTAAGACAAAATGTAATTGTATTTGCTGTAAGTGAAATTAGTAAACAAGCTTTTAAAGAAGGAATGGATCTATCCAATTCAAGAGGATCATTTAGAATAGCATATAATGCTAATAAAGTTATATCTCTTACTCCATTTAAGAACAAAGAAAGTGGATTAATTGAAATGATAGAAATTAAAAGTGCTAAAAACAGGGAAAAAGAATTTCTATTTGCTAGATTGAATGTAAATAATGTAAGAATACAATAATAAGGAGAAGCAATGACTAGAACAACATCAAGATT